ATGTTATTTGAGGATTACCGGTAAGATAAATATCTTGAGCTCCATAGGCTACTAATTGCATTAAACCACCACCCATTTATAATTATACTATATAGTGAGATTTTTTTTTTAATTTTTACACAAAAAACTAAAAAAAAAAAGTAAATGTAATATTATTTAATTGGAATATGCAAGACCACCCATACCACTCATAATTCTAAGAACATTGTAATTGGTAGCATAAACTCTAACATTTTTATCATTGGATTTTTCTAAAAATACGTTATTGTTATCTAACATATCTGTTTCAATTATTTCATCTAATGTGTTTTCACTTTGATTAGTAATTAAGTTAACAAGGTCTTCTAATCTTAATTTATTAATTTCTAAATCTTTTAATTCTTTTTCCCAACATATTTTTAAATTATTATAAAAAGTCCAACAGAGAACTATTGAATGGTCTCTATCTGATGTTTCATTCATTTCTTTAGATAATTTTAATAAGTTATTTAATGCGTCTTTTGCATCTATGTCTTCACTATTTTTCTCTCCAACTACTTTAACTACATGTCCACTATTTAATTCCATATTCAATAATGCATTATCAATTCTTGAAAAATTACATGTTCCTGAAGGTTGATGTTCTTCTGGTCTCAAAGCAAATGAATATGCGTTAATATGACCAAATTCTTTAGAGAATAAATCTACTTCAGCATCATTGGCATTTGTAATTAAATTAACTAAATTCAAGTTTTGTAAATCTAAAGGTTGTCTGTGGCCTCCTGTATGATGTTGAGATGGTTGAACTATTCTAAAGTATGAACCTTCTCTTGCTCTAAATCTATCTTGTCCATTTAATTGTAATTTAGCATTACTTACAAATTCTGTTGTAGGATTCCAAATATTATTATCCCAACTTGCTGAATAATCAAATGTTCCATGTAATTCACTGTTTTGAACAACCCATACAAGTTCTTTAACTGGATGATTAAAGTCTAAGTTTAAATTTATTTTGTTAGTAGAACCAGCATAACTACTTGTTCCAGTTGTTTGAACCTGATCTATTAAGTATTCGTGAGAAACTTGTGCAAATCTTCTTCGTTCATCAGTATCTAAGAAAATATAATCACAAAATAAGCATAAGTTAGATAATTTACAATCATCATTTAATCCTTGTCTGACCCCACTTAAAGTGCTTGCTTTAATGTGATTTTTCTTATTAAATTCGATAGAAATTTTAACTTCGTGATATTGTAAAGCAATAAGTGGTAATGCTAAGCCTGGATTTTTATTAAACCAAAACTGTAAAGGAACATATATTTTGCTTGTATTTTCTGAATCACTAGACCTTAAGTTTCCACTTAGCATATTTGTTTGTTTAGATAATTGGGCTTCATTAGATGATAATTGAGTCCAAATGTCTAACCATTCACCGTAATGTTTATCAATAGTCTGACCTCCTATTTCAACTTCTATATAATTAATAAGTTTATGACCATTTCTGACACTTCCATTTACAGGATTACCATTTTCTAAATCAATCTCTAAATACATATTGCTTACTAAATCGCCATTTCTTGATATTGTGCATACTACCTTGCTTCCAAAATCTGCTGAACCATTAAATGTTTGTTCGATTGCCTCTATTGCAAAATTAGTGTGTCTTCTATAAACAACTTTGAAAAATGTTATTTGAGGATTACCGGTAAGATAAATATCTTGAGCTCCATAGGCTACTAATTGCATTAAACCACCACCCATTTATAATTATACTATATAGTGAGATTTTTTTTTTAATTTTTACACAAAAAAACTAAAAAAAAAGAGATAAATATATTTAATTAGAATATGCAAGACCACCCATACCACTCATAATTCTAAGAACATTGTAATTGGTTGCATAAACTCTAACTTGTTTTGATTGTAATTTACCCTCCAAAGGAGTTGTATCAATATCTAAGTTAAGAACCGCATTATCAATTCTTGAAAAATTACATGTTCCAGATGGTTGATGCTCTTCTGGTTTAATAGCAAATGAATACATATAAAAATGTCCTTTAACATCATCTTTAGCAAAATTTAAAATAGGTCCTGACTGGTTATGACCTCCTGTGTGATGTTGAAATGGTTGAACAACTCTAAAATAAGTTCCGTCTCTTACTCTGAATCTATCATGTCCATTTAATTGTAAGACAGCATTTTTAACTTCATCTCTATGTTCTATGTTGCAATATTTAAATGGTGAATAAGTTGAGCTTTCTGGTGTAGACCATAATTCTGACTGGCATAACCATACAATTTCTTTACAAGGATGATTAAATCTAAGTTCTATATTAGCACTGCTTTCATTAGGTGATAATGATGTTTTGCCATTAAATTGAACTTGTTCAATTAAATATTCATGTGAACCTTGTGCAAATCGTCTTCTTTCATCAGTATCTAAAAATATGTAATCGCAAAATAAGCAAATATTTTTTAATACTGGAGCTACGGTGCTATCGGGATGTTTAACATATTTAGATTTTTTAAACATAACACTTAGTTTTACTTCGTGATATTGTAATGCAATTAGTGGTAATGCAAGACCAGGATTTCTGTTAAACCAAAAATGTAAAGGAATATATAATTTTCTAATTTCACCATCAGTATTTCCTTGTCTTAAATTTCCACTAATCATTCTATTTAATTTTTCTAATTGTTCTCTGCTATGAGTTAATTGTGTCCAAATATCCATCCATTCTCCATATTGTTTGTCGATAGCTTGTCCTCCTATTTCTAATTCAACATAGTCTATCATTGCATGACCGATTCTTGATATATTTTTCATAGGTGTATCAACTCCATCAATATTTGGTATCTTACCATCATCTTGTTTATTTAAAAGAGAAGGATTGATATCTACTTCAAGATACATATTTGCAAGTAAATCACCGTTTCTAGATATAGTACATGTTGTTTTTTTACCAAAATCTACATTACCGCTAAAAACTTGTTCGATTGCCTCTATAGCAAAATTTGTGTGTCTTCTGTAGACAACTTTGAAAAAAGTTATTTGAGGATTACCTGTAAGATAAATATCTTGAGCTCCATAGGCTACTAATTGCATTAAACCACCACCCATTTATAATTATACTATATAATGAGATTTTTTTTTTAATTTTTACACAAAAAAAAAGATAAATAACATTAAATTTATTTACACTTATTAAATTAATAAATCAGTTTAATAAATATAAATTTCCATTATCTATTTTCAATATATTATACTTTTTTATTATTATTCTCATGATTCTTTTAAAATCAGTTGGTAAAATTTGTATATCTAAATTTACAGAATTGAACTTATTTAGACTTAAAAATCCAGAAGATTTTATATTATCAGGGTTTAAACTAAATGAATATTGATATATACAATTTAAATTATTTTGTTTTGTTAATAATGATGAACTAGGATGATTTTGATATCTTTGTATTTTTCTATAATATGATGATTTTAATAAACTGTTAATTGAATTACCATTTAACAAAACTCTTACATTTCTACAATGTTCATTTCCATTATTTACATCGTCTTTCCAATAATTAAAATATAAATTTTTATTTTCTAAATTATTTTTGGAAAATACCCAAATAAGTTCACTAACCAAAGAATATTTATCTATATTTATTTTCTTTGAACTTGACATATTTTTTTCTATTTCTAAATCTCTGTATTCAATTTGTTCTATTATATATTCACTTGGATTATTAATATATCTTATTTTTTCATCATTATCCAGATTGATATACTCACCAATTAATTTTATGTTTTTAAGACAGAAGTTTATTTCATCTAAATTTTTAGATATATTTGAAAAATTATTTAATTCCAAATCTATAGAAATTTTTTCATAATTCAATGATAAGAGTGGTAGAGCTTTGTCTAACTCTTTTGTAAACCAAAATGGAATATCTAAATACAAAATATGTTTTTCACCATCAAACGTGTTTTTATTAATAAATCCTGCATTACTTATATTTAATGTTTCTTTTGGAGAATATAATTGATTTTGTATATATATCGAATGTCCTGTTAATTTTTGAATAACAGTATTATTTGATCTTATAGTAATTGATTTAATTATAGCATGCATAATTTCGGGAACAATAGAAAAATTATCTAGACATTTTTTTTCAATATTACTAAACTCTAAATAAAATGTTATTTTTGATAGTAGGTCTCCTATCTGATCTATTTCAAAATGAACTGTATCTCCAAATTCGTAATTGTTTTTTGTATCCATGGGATAAACATCTGTTATATTTTTTGCAAAATTAGTATGAGTCATGAATTTTTCATTAAAAATTGAATCCCCATTATTATTTTTAGTATAACTATCCTTTTTATCTAAAGAATTAAGTATAATTTGTTTTGCAGTCATTATATATTATATATATATTATATTAAAAAATTAGGCCTGCTTGTCCTGAAATTATATTTAAAATATTATAATTTATAGCAAATAATTTAATTATTTTTTGATTAGAACCATTCTTATCTCGTTTAACTCTAATATTTAATTCTACATTATCAAGTTTACTAAAATTTAAACTACCAGATGGTTGAAATTCCTCGGGTTTTAATGAAAATGAATAACAATATACTCCACTACCTTCACTATAGATAATTTTTGGTTCAGTTAAAACATCTATATTAGTATAATTATTTCCAGAATGATATTGATATTTTAATACAGATAAAAAGTAATTATATGATTTTGGTTCAAATATTTCTTTACCATTTATCATTATTTTAGCATCTATTAATTGACTGGTTCTTTCTTCAGAATTTAAATTTAACCAAAAATTAAATAAATTATTTCCTTTGTTTACCTTATTATTATAATTTAAATCTTGTATGCACCAAAACAACTCTTTTATTGGATTTTTAAAAGGCACATTAATTTTATGATTATATTTTTCATAGTCAGAATCTTCATCGAATTCATTTAATTTAAGAGGCAAATTATTTAAATCACTATATTGTATTTGTTCTATTAAATACTGATGTGAATTATTTACAAATAATCTTTTTTCTTCAACATCTAAATGTATATATTCTACTAATAATTCTACATTTTGAATAATTAAAAGATTATTTACTTTATTATTAATTTTATTTCTTGGATTAAATTTTACATTTATTTTAACTTCATTGTTATTTAAAGCAATGATCGGTAAAGATACCCCTGGGTCTTTATTAAACCAAAATGCTAGAGGTAAATATAATATTCCATCTCTTAAACTAGATTTATATTTAGCTACATTATGAATATTAATCATATCGCATAATAAATCATTTTTTGATGAATCCAAAAAATGTTCATGATATATATGTAACCAATCTCCAGTATGCTTGTCAATAATTTGCCCACCTATACTTATTTCTATATAATCTATTAATGAAAATCCAGAAACCCCTATTGATTCTATTAATTCTTTTTGAGCACCATCAAAATCTAAATTTATCATTAAATACATTCTATGTATTAAATCGCCGTTTTTTGGTATATTTGTATATATTTTTTTTGAAAAATTTGAGTGTTTTCCCATATAGGTTTCTCCTGAAAAATTTAGACTTACATTTTGCAATGAAAAATTAGTATGTCTTTTATGAACAGACTTAAAATATGTAAATTGTGGATTTCCTACTAAATATTTATCTTCATCACTTGCAACTGTTAATTGAAAATATCCAAGACCCATTAATATTATATTAATACATTATTTTAAATATTTTATCGCTTTTTTGTTATTTTAATTGTATTATTTTCCAAACCACTTAATATATATTCCATAAATTTAATATTTTTAGATTTTTTTTTTTTGTAAAATATAATATTATCTGATAAATTTATCATATATTTATATTTAAAAGGGAAGTTCATTATTAATAAACTATCTGAATAAATTTTTAATACAATCCCTCCTTCTTTAAATTTGTAATTAGATTTACCTATATATTTAATACTATCTCCAGATTTTAACAAATCTATATTTTTTAAAATATCAAAATCTATGAGTTTTTTTTGTTGTTCTGGGTTTAAATAAGTGTTATACTTATTCATTATTTAAAATTATATTATATATATACATATATAAATAATGAATTGTTATAATTCTAATAATTTACAATCTGAATCTAAGACAAAAAGATTGTCTAAATCTGTTTATAATAGGCCAGAAACAACATTAACCGATACTTTACAAACTAATACTGAAATGACTAAAAAATTAGCAAATTACATGAGAGTAGATGATATAGAAGACGTAAATATTAATACGCATGTAAGGTATGTAACATTGAAGGAAGGAAAACAAAGGTTTTGTTTAGGAGGTTTACTGAAAAAAATTCATAGTAAATATGTAATATTATCTAATGGAACATTTTCATGGAGTGTTCAAAGATATCATTGGGATGATGAACATAAAGACCCAATATTTGTTACTGCATTTTTTAGAATATTATCTAAATCAGAACAACAAGAAAAAATAATATTAGAACAACAAAAAGAACTAGAAACTCTAAGAAAATTAACAATGAAATAAACTAAATTATTTTTTGTCTATTCTTTTTAATCTTATTTTTTTTTCCTTTTCTATATTATTTAATATAAATAAAGTTGCTTCATTTCCTTTCAAATCATTATTAAAATATTGAGATAATTTTTCTTTTATTGTGTTTTTATTTAATGGTTTTTTAGTAAAACTAATACTTTTTTTTAATTTACCTGTTTGAGTATTTAAATCCTCAATATTATAATCTGTCATAAAAGTTAATATATTATTTGTAATTTCTTTTTTCTCTCGTTTTTTTTCTTTTAACAAAGTTTCAATTTTTTTAATATCATCGTCATATGTAATATATTTTTTAACATTAAGTTTAAATGTATTAAAATCCTCAGTATTAATGTTTTCCATATTAATAATATAATATTTAAATTAACAATTATTATCTGTATCAAAATAATTATGGTAATCTAAACTTAAATCTTTGAAATCTTCCTCACATTGTTTTGTTTTGCATTTATCTGGATGTATTTTTAAGCTTCTAGACTTATAAATTTTTTTCATTTGATTTTTTTTATTCATATCTTGTAACTTATATTTATTTTCTATTAAATTACATTTTTTTGCTCTTGGGGTTTTTTTTTGACTATTATCTATAAAATTGAGTTTTTTATAATTATTATGTTTTAAGCCTTCATATATAGGAATTTCAAATAGATTAGTATCTATTGAATTATTACTTATTATATTTAAAGCATCATTAAAAATTTTATCACTTATTGTTAATCGTGAATGACGCAGATACCTATCTATTTCTTCTTTAGTAATCTTTTGTTTTTTTACGATTTTACCAAATTGAGATTCAGAATATTCACCAATTCCATCCGAATAATTCAATAATTTTTCTTCATTTTTTGTATGTTTTCCATTATTATATGTATTAAATGATGATGAAAAATAAATATTATTCATTATAATTTATATTAGAAATATTTTTTTTTGTTTTTTTAAAAATAATTAATTAATTTAAAATTATTGATTAATTAGTTTTTTATTCATTAAATTTTTAAAATAATTAGTGTATTTTGAAAAAAACCCTTTATCTATTAACCATAATATTAGTAAAATTGTAAAAACAATTATAATTAAAACTACTATAATAATTAATATTTTATAATTATTTGTTTTATTGATATCCTTATTTCCAGTTAATTTTGAACATGTTTCTCTTAATTCTTTTTGTGTTAGACATTTTAAACTATTACCATAGTTTCTATTAGATTTATTAGCACTGTTATCATTATAGTATACTGTTCTGTTATTTAATTTTTGAATATTTCTTGATGATTTAGATATTTTTTTAATTTTATTAAAAAAATTTTCACTACAATTAATGGGGTCATCAAATATAATCCAAGTTACATTTTCAGAACAGGGTGGATTTAACAGTGAACCCTCATACATAAAGAAGGCTTTATTTTCTGGTACTACATTAAAAATATTCCACTCTTCTGTCATAGTAATTGTTTTTTGTTCACCTTTGAATTTAGGTATTGTATCTATAAATAAATCAAAAAACATTTTAGATTTAGAAAATGCGTCATTAATATCTATAAACATAGCTATTATTAATATTTTTCCTGTGCTTGATGATTTGTGATATAATTGAATTTCCGCTGGGAAGTCTACATTATCTACTTTATGAGAAGAAGGACAAGTAAAAGATAATTTATCCAATTCAAAAACTTCATTGTTATACATTATATAGCTACCTGTATCATAATCTAAAACGATAGATTTATCACCTCTTATGATATTACATTTAGATGTTCTATAAAAAAATGATATATTACACATTGTATTACATTTTTTCGTGTATTTTGATTTTATATTAATGGGTGATTGATTATTTCCTTTAATACATAAAGATTTAACCATTTATTATATAATATTATATAATTATATAATACAAATGAATTTAAAAGAAGATTGGAAATATTTTATATTGGTTTTTTTTATAACAATTATATTAGGATATTATTTAGGTATAACAATATCAACTGTCGTAGATTATAGAATTAAAGAAGCTGTCATAACGATGCCTAAACCTAAAAATAATATTAATATATTAGTTGACGATAATCCCAAAAATGTAACTATTAAGTCTAATACAAAACAAATAGAAAGTTTTTTAAATTTTAAAAATATATCTAAAGATAAAAATATAAATAAATACAGTGAAAAATATAATAAAATCGAAAAAAAAAATACAAAAAAAAAAGTCAAATTTGAACCCTATAATTATGAAGATTCTAATTATTTAAATTTATAAATATTAATATATATCTTCATTTGATTGATAAATCTCTCTTAATTTCATGAAATAATCTTCGTTATTTATAATTTCATCAGTTATTCTCAAAAAATCTGGTTGTATTTTTTCTAAATCATCATCAGCAATGTAGTATCTGGCCTGAGTTCCTGATATATTTTTTTCTCCTTTTTCTCTTTTTATTATCGTTGTAGTGGATGGAATTTGATATTCATCAACTTCTTTTTTATCAATTCTAGAATCTTTAAAAATATTTTCTAATTGTTTTAATGAATCTGACTCATTTGATATGACAGGATGTATATTTATTGTTGGGTATTGTTTTAATATTCTTATAGCAGTTTGGGATGTCCAAAAAACTTTTATAGGTATATCAGGACATAATCTATCTCTTAAACTTAAAATTGTTTTTTGTAAAAACTCATCCCATACGTTTTTCATAGTTCCTCTATGAATTACCCAAGGGGTCTTTGTATTTTTTTCTTCTAATCTTCGTCCTGCACATGAAGTATTGATAATTACTAATATATTTTTATGAGAATCAGATTCCCTTAATGAGTTTGCTACTTCGAAAGCTTTTTTTATGAGTAATAAATGTCCATTATGTAAAGGTTTATATCCACTAGGTCCTACAGAAACTATATCAGTTATTTTAGGTTCTACTGTTAAAATATTATCTATTTCCTTTTCTATTTGATGTTTACTGTATGTATCACATTCTATAGAAATTTCGGGTATAATACCTTTAGATTTTAGATCTTTTTTTTTCCATCCTTCTGTTTCCCACCAAGTTTTTTCACTTTGACTTTGGTCAGAACCGCCTTTAAGAGTATAAATATATTTTTTAAGTATCGATTTCCCTAATCTAGTATCTATTTTAACTTTTCTATTAGTATTTGGATTAACAATTGTATTCCACATATATATATTTATTATATAATAATTATATTATTAAAAATAAATAAATTTGATTATTATTTAAAGAATAAATCAAAATAAATAATTAATATGACTGATGATAATACTAATACAGATACTATAGAAACCTATACAGACTTTGATGATCTGGGTTTATCAGATAAATTACTTAGAGGAGTTTTTGCAAATGGTTTTGAGAAGCCATCTGCTATTCAACAAAAAGCAATTAAACCTGTTATTGATGGGAAGGATGTTATAGCGCAGGCTCAATCTGGAACGGGAAAAACAGGAACATTCTTAATTGGTTCATTACAACGTGTTGATTTATCTTTAAAAGTCCCTCAAGTTATAGTTTTAGCTCCTAACCGTGAATTAGCAATTCAAATACATAGTGTAATGGAATCTTTAAATACTTTTCTTAAAGTAAAATCTGCATTATTGATAGGTGGAACAACAATATCTAGTAATTTTAGATTATTGGATGAAGGTGTTCAATTTATTGTGGGAACTCCCGGTAGAGTTTATGATATGATTAAACGTTATGCTTTGAAAACTAATGATATAAAAACGTTTATTTTAGATGAAGCAGATGAAATGTTATCTAGAGGATTTAAAGACCAAATTTATGAAATATGTCAATTTATACCTAAAGAATCTCAAATTTGTATTTTTAGTGCAACCTTACCAAATGAAACATTGGAAGTTACTGAAAAGTTTATGAATAATCCTATAAAAATTTTAGTAAAAAAAGAAACATTAACTTTAGAAGGTATTCAGCAATTTTATCTGGGCTTAGAACAAGAAACTTGGAAAGTTGCTACATTATTAGATCTTTTCGATAGATTATCTATATCTCAATCTATCATTTTTTGCAATTCTAAACGTAAAGCAGAACATATTAAGGAACAGTTAGCGTTAAATGGTCATGTTGTTCATTATATTCATGGAGAATTAACACAAGATGAACGAAATAAAATTATGAGTCAATTTAGGGCAGGGGAAATTAGAATACTAATATCTACAGATATTATTGCTAGAGGAATAGATATACAGCAAGTTTCAATTGTTATCAACTACGATATTCCCAGATTTAAAGAATCTTATATTCATAGAATAGGTAGAAGTGGTAGATATGGTAGAAAAGGAACTGCTATTAATTTTGTTACAGAAAAAGAATACCAGAACTTAAAAGAAATTATGGAATTTTATAATACAAATATCGAGCCTCTACCTGAAAATATTAAAGAAATACTATAAATTAAATTAAATTTAAAATTAATTTATATAATTATTATATAAACAATAATGGATTTTAATAATATGCTAAAAATATTTTTTTTTATATTTATATTATTTTTTATATATAGTTTATATAATAAAAAAAACTTACTAAAATATATCAAAGAAGATTATGCATCTAATACTCATAATTTTAAAATGTATTATGTAGATTGGTGTCCTCATTGTGTTAATGCTAAGCCACATTTTAAAAAATTAATGAACCACAAAAAAATTAATAATCATAAAATTAAGTATCATATGATTGATTGTGAAAAAAATCCAAAATTAGCAGAGCAAGCAAATATAGATGGTTATCCTACACTTATACTAAATGATCATAAAAAATATAATGGCGAACGAGATTACAACAAATTTTTACATTTTTTACACAAAAACATCAATTAGATAACTTATCATAGTCCATTTCATCGTATTTCATATAATCATTATCTGTTCTCATACCTAATAAATCATTGTTATCATTTAGTGGATAATTTTCAGAACCTGTAAATTTAGTTTGCTGTTTATCATAATTTGTTGTTGATAGAGGCGTTCCATTAATTGAAAATCCTTCATTAGATAATAATTTTATTACGTGATCATTGTGTAATAAATTTAATGTTACTAAAAATATAACTGTAATTGTTATAGCTAATTCGATATTTTTTGAAGCCATATAAGTAATTAAAAATATAACTAAAACTCTAAATAAATCATTGTTAAATACATTTCTGAGTTGACTGGGTAATTTAGGTTGTAATCTAGGACCATACATGGCTAAAAAAATAGATAATAGTGACGCCATATATGTGTTTTTTAATAAAACCTCAGGATTTAAAAATTTTTTAATTATATCCATACTTGTATATATAATATAATAAAATAATTATATAGATAATTATTTTATTTTATGGATTTCTATATTTATTAATTTTTTCTTTAATTTCATCTCGAACAGATTTTCTTATGTTTAATATTTGACATGATGGTTTAGAAATATTTTCTGAAGTATTACATTTTTCTACAAAACAATCTAATCTATTTGCTTTATTAGTAATATTTAAACAATCTTTTGCTTCTTTAGGAAACATATCTTTGCAAAATGAACTGTTTAAACCTTTATTATAACAAAAATTGAGACATCTCATTGATTCAGGATTTTTACAATCTAATAAATGACCTATATCTTCAGGACTTAAAATTCTTTTCGCAAAAAATTGTAAATTTTGCCCCCATCGAACACTTGCATCTGTTCTTTTTACTTCTATTGTATTGCTATTTATTTTTTTTACGTCAAATCTATCTGACCAATTCGGATTTTGTTTATTGTAAGGCTCATTAGATATGCTGTATTCATCTAAATTAAAATTTACTCTTATTGTTTTTGTGGGTCCACCAGAACCTACATTTATAACTTTACCTTCCGCTGAAGAAATCATATTTTCATAACTTTCTTGTGTAGTTGCTAATGAAGTTAAAAATAAAAATATTACTGTAATTATTAATGATTGTTGTAAATTTTTTGAACTCAAATAAGTAATCAGTAAAATAATTATAAATCTAAAATAATTATTGTTAAATAAATTCATTATATTGGTAGGTAATTTAGGTTGTAATCTAGATCCATATATTTGAACAAATACAGCTAATACAGGAATTAAAATTTTGCTTATATCAACATTTTTTAAAAAGTCCATTTTATTTATAATATAATATGAGATAAAAATTTATCAATACAGTTATATCCTTTATTAATAAGTATAGATATTTCTTCTTTATTTAAATTAATATCTAATATATCTATATCACTATCTATAATACAAATATTTTCTTTATATTTACTTAGTAATTTATTATGAAATGAATATGATGGCGCATAAATTAATGCCATTATATAGTTATCTAGATTATGTAAATCATTTAATATTTTTTTGCCTGTGAGAGTAATACCGATTGTTTCCTTTATATTTTTTTTAAAATAGTCAATAGGAAAATTGTTTAACAATCCTCCATCTACATAAATATTTTCTTCATAAGTAACTTTATCAAAAACAAATGGAAGTGAATATGTTATTCTTAAAGCAATTTGTAAAGGCATATTAGGTGTATCTTTGTAATTAAAATACACTAATTCTTGTTTATTTAAACAACTTCCAGTTATAATTAAATTAATACTACTTTTTTTATATAAATCTAAAAAAGTTATATCAGATTTACCAAATTTTTTAGAAATTAATAGATTTATAAATTTATCAATTTTTTTTCCATTATCTAAACCAAATTTATTTGTAAAATGATTTATATTTATGTTATAAAGATTAAACAATTTAGTAATTTTTATTTCATCTAATAACGTTTTTTGCTCCAAATATGTATAGCCTAAAGCAATAAATAATCCAAATATTGCTCCTACTGACGATGTTACTATATTTTTAATATCTTTAATTATATTTTTTTCTTCTAGATATTTTATAATACCTAAATAACATATTCCTTTAACGCCACCTCCACTTAAAACTAAATTTTTTATTTTCATAAATAATATAATCTAAATTATATTATTTATAATATTAAATTCTAAATATAAATAAATGTTAAACATTAATTCATTAAATAACGTAAGAGATCAAAAAGAAATAAACAAACATCAGATCTATAAAAAAGTATTAGACAGATGTTATCATCGAATTAAAACAATTTCTCAAAAAGGTGATAGTTTTGGTGTCTTCGTTATACCAGAATACATATTTGGCATACCTAAATTTGACACTTTAAATTGTGCAAATTATATTATAAATAAACTTAAAATAAACCAATTTAAAGTTATTTATACATACCCAAATTTATTATTTATATCTTGGGAACATATTCCGAGTGAAATTTACAATTCTAAAAAAAAACCTGAAAATAAAAAAAAATCTATAGAAAATATTTCTATAGAAAAACCTAAATTCAGATATAAAACTGATTACAATCCATCCAGTAATTTTTTAAACAAAATTAATTAAATCTCTTAAGATTTTTTGTTAAAATATCTATAATTAATATTATAAATATTCCTCCAAAAATAAATAATGCAATATCAAATATATTATCTTGTTCTTCTCTATTATTTAAATTATTTAGCATTTTTTTTAATTTTTTATTCTCATCTAAAATAAAATTCATATAAGATTCTTTTGTACTTTTATTTTCTGTAACTTTCTCTTCTTGTAAATTATATTTTTTATCTATAGGTAATCTAGTTTCAGGTCCAGTATGTTCTTCTAATCTATTATATGTTCTTGAAAAATTTTTTCTTTTCTTTTTTTTTTTAGATTTTTTATATTTATCGGAATATTCAAATACTTCACTATCATCGTCATTATAAACATTAATATTATTATATTCATCTGATGTTTCATATTCACTATCGAATGAATTTTCTGGAACAATTTTATTAAATTTATCCGAATTATCGTTGAAATCGCCCCCCCATGCCTCCTGAACAGAACAATATGGCATTTATACTTAATATATTTAAAGATAATCTTTTTAAAAAAAATTAATTACCGATTAATTAATTGGTAATTAATATTATTTATAAATTTTTTTTTTGTCAATATATAATATAATATGAATTCAGTTGTTAATAATATAAATACAAATTTGGACAGATTATTTGATAACAAATCTTTTACTACAGTTGTATCATTGTTACTTGCATTATATGCTGGATTAGCTGCACCTGCACTTCCTAATAATGTTATTTTATTTTTCGATACATTAGTAGGAAAAGTATTAATGGTATTTTTGATAGGCTATGTTGCTAGTAAAAATGCACAAATGGCTATTATGTTAGCGGTAGCATTTGTTGTAACGTTAAATTTAGCAAATAATCACAAATTATTAGAAAGTTTTGAACAACATAATCAAATTGGAGAAGAACAAGATGACCAAATGGATAATGATGATTCATTAACTGTTGGTCAAATGGATAATGATGATTCATTAACTGAAGGTCAAATGGATAATGATGAACCATTACCGAATGAACCATCACCTGATGACCCACACGACCATAACGAACCTGCTAATATTTCAGGAGTTACTGAAAAATTTAGTAGCTGTCATAAAGATGGTGAAGACCATGAAGATTTTCAAAATCAAAACATAGAACCATTTGTTCCATCAAATAATGTTTTTAATTCTAAAGATAATTTATATGCCCCTTATTAAATTATATTCAATATTATTATATTATATTAATTATATGGAATATATAAAATCGTTAATCAATGATACAAACGCATTATATAAAACTCATTTTAATACTAATAATATTCTAATATTAAGTTTAATCTTATACGTTTCTTGTATAATAATGTATATGCCCAGACATATAATATCATTACAAAATCAGCCTTTTGTAAAAATTTTAACTTTACTAATGATTGTATATTATATAGAAATTAATCCTCAATTAGCTATATTATTAGCCATAACTTTTTTAGTGACTATTAATTTAGAAAGCTCTATAAAAATGATGGAAAATCAGTCACAAAATAATATAGAAAATTTCACTGAAAATACTTCTGAAGAAAATCATAATTTTACTAACAACTCAGAAAGTGAATCTGAAGAAACAGAGTCTGATTCTGAAGAGTCTGATTCTGAAGCATCTGGTTCAGATTCCGATACCTCAGAAGACTTTAAAGATTATTCAAAAAAAAAAAACCTAAGAAAATCAAAACATTTAAATGATAATTTTACTAATCTACATAAGGCAATGCATCAACTTGAAAAATTTATACCAAAAAAATAAAATAAAAATAAAATATTATAATATTTAATGAATAAGATAAACACCTTTATTACTTTGTTTAATAATAATAAATATGTTTATGGATTTTTAATGATATTATTGAATGTTGGAGCCAGATATATAGAAATGGATTTGGTTCAAAGTCATAAAAAATTTTTAAGTAGTAAATTGTTACGTAGATTACTTATATTCACAATCGCATTTATTGGAACGCGTGATTTAGTAGCATCACTTGTAATTACATCTACATTTATAATATTTGTATTAAACTTATTTAATACAGAAAGTGATTATTGTGTGCTTCCCCAAACTTTTACATCATTAGATTTAGATAATGATGGTAAATTATCTCCAAAAGAGATTGAAGCAGCATATTTTAAACTGAAAAATGAAGGTAAACTATAATTAATTTATATTCAATGATATTCCTTTAGTTTTATCATCTTGATAGCTATTTGACTTTAAATTATTAAGAATTTCATCTACACCAGTGGGAGGTTGCATTTTTCTTTTTACAGTATTAGATTCTATACTTATAGTATCTGATTCTTTATTAGTATTGCTAGGCATTTGACCATTAAAAAATGTTGCTGCACTATTTCCATCATTAGACATTGTATTCATTGCCGCACTTGCAAATTGTTTCATTAATTCTGGATTTTGTTTCATGATATCTCCCATTCCAGGTAATTGTGATTTAAACATAGTATTTGTTAAATGAAACATAAATGCACTTCCACCTACCATAAATAACAATTTTAATTCTGGTGCAACTTGAGCTCTATCTTTATATTTTTCATGTAATTCTTCAAATACCTCATTATAATCATTTATATTCTCATGAACACTCTCAGACCAACCATCTAATTTTATATCCATTGGGTCAAATCTATTATTTAAAAATTCTAATCCTGTAACACATGCCATTAACATTTTTTTCTGAAATTTAATTGAACTGTCCATGCCTCTTTCTGCTTTAATTCTATCATATTCTAATCTCATTTCGTCTATATCAGATGAAAAATTGAATTTTTTTGACATTGTAATACCTAATCTTTCTAACTTTTGAAGTTTAAATAATAATTCTGCTTTCTCTTTTCTTAAGGCATCATAGTCTATTTCACTTTTAATAGACTCAACTTTATTATTTTTATAATCTTCTCTTACGATGTGTGGAAATTCGGTTGGCTCTTTATTCTCTTTACTAAATCCATCCTTATTTAAATCTATATTGAATGAATTGTATTTTTTATTACTATATTCTTTTGATGTAATTGAAATATTATCATTATGACCATTGTCAATATTATTTAAGTTTTTATTATAAAAATCATTGTCATTTCCATCTACTAATTCTTCTAATTCTTGCTCATTTAATCTAGATGTCTTATCACCATAATTTTCGTCTAATAAATTGATTTCACTTATATTACCTTGACTTTCTTTGTGAGAATCAATATCATTTAAATTAATACCTATTTGTTCATTTGAGTTATTAGATTTTATTTTAGCTTTTTCAGGATTTACCAATAAATCTAAACCTATATTCGCATTTCCTGATTTTACTTCTTCATCTGACCGTAATTCATAATTTTCTACAGAAGAAACTTTATTTATATTAATATTATCATTATCAATTTTATCATTTGTATTGGAATTATTAAGATTTATATTTTTATTCATATTAATTCAACTTAGAAACTTTTTTTATTTGTTATCCGCAAATTATTTTTATATAAAAATTTTAATTATATTCATCAAACTTTATTTATAATGATTAAATTTTCTGGAAATCTTATAGAAAATATACAAAAGGGAAAATATTAATTTCCAATAATATGTGTTATTTTGTAAGGTCGAAAGATACTGACAGAGTTTCAAGTAAGGTATCAAAAAAATCAGTTTTTTGGTAATAAATACAATATTAAAATTATAGAGTATATGAGATTTTTTAATACAATGATTTATTTAATAATTCTTATGAAAATATATTATGAGGTTACATTAAATTTTTAATATAAAATAAAATCTTAAAATATTTCTAAAAATTTAATTTGAAGACTTTAGAAATATATATATATATATAATGCAAACATTTAAGAATATTGTGAATTTAATAGAACAAAATGAAAAAAAAAATTTATCCAGGGCAAAAAAATACTCAAAAACACTTAAAAGAACCCTTAAACAAGGATATGTTCGACTAGGTGTATCACAGGGCTTACCTGGATTCTCTAATACGGATGCTGCCGGGAATTGGACTGGAATCGATGTAGATATAGGAAGAGCAGTGGCTGCGGCTGTTCTTGGGGATGCTAATAAGGTTAAATTTACACCTTTAAATGCTAGAGAAAGATTTACAGCTTTAACTTCTAATGAGATTGACATCTTATCAAGAAACACAACTTGGACACTTTTAAGAGATGCTGATATAGGGTTAACTTTCGTGGGTGTAAACTTCTATGATGGTCAAGGTTTCATGGTAAGAAAAGACTCAGGAATTACTTCTATAAACCAATTCAAAAATGGAGTGTCAGTAGGTACTAGCCTTGGCACTTCAGTAGATTTAAACATGAGAGACTTCTTTAATTCAAGAGGGATTTCTTATGAGGTAGTTGCTTTTGATAAAGCTGATGAAATTGTTGCAGCTTATGACTACGGTAGATTTGACACTTACACAACTGATAAAAGTGGTCTAGCAGCACAAAGAACTAAAATGTCTAACCCTGATGACCATATTGTTTTGCCAGAGACTATCTCTAAAGAGCCTCTAGGACCTGTAGTGCGACAAGGTGATGCAGTTTGGGAAGACATAGTAAGATGGTGTCTGAACGTAATGGTTGAAGCTGAAGAATATGGAGTTACATCTAAAAATGCTGATATGATGAAATCTTCAGAAAACCCACAAATTAGAAGATTAGTTGGGGCAGAAGGTGAATTAGGAGAAGCATTGGGCCTAGATCAAGAATGGAGCTTAAGAATCATCAAGCAAGTTGGAAACTATGGTGAAAGTTATAAGAGAAATCTGGCTGACACTGGTATCTTACCTGAAAGAGGGCCAAACGAATTATGGACTAAAGGTGGAATATTATACGTTCCACCAGCTAGATAATTATTTGTCCTTAAATAAATAATAATATCCCTGAATAAAACTATCTGCTAAATCATCTTTTTTTTTATGTTTTAAAAAAAAATTATTATTTTTTAAATCATCTTTTATATAGTATTTTGTGTATTCAACAGATAAAAATTTACGTTTGTCATAGTCGTTTTTTTTTTGACATTCGACTTTAGGACCATCGTATAATTTCAATTTATTTCTTGCAGAAAATAAAACTATATTTTTAATCCTTCCATCAATATTGTATCCATGTTCTATAAAGTATGTGTATAATATTATTTGAATTGATTTCATAGTTGGATTTTTCAAAACTGGCTGATTTTCAATAACAACTTCATCTACATCTAATAATACTTCTTTTTTTTTATCTAATTTTCGAAGTAATATAGAACCTAATTCTAAAATACTCGTGTTTTTAGACGTTATTTTTTTTAATTTTTTAGATTTACATTTTGGATATTTTTGATTGATATTTTTTTCACATGTTTTTTTGTCACAATAATAAACTAAGGGTTCTGTATTTAAAGAATAACTAGCTATTTTACTACATATTTTGTTTTTCAATATGTTTTGACATTTAGGTTGATTTTCTAATTTCTCATCTAAAATATTTACAATATCCCAATTACAAATATTAAATTTATCATCTTTTTTTTCTAAAATACAGTAAGCTAAATTTTTAATACCTACATCAATTGACAATATTTTCTTTGACATCTAATTAGTAATCATTTATTATTTTTAATATAAGATAAGTATTTTGAATCTAATTTAAATTATTTTTTATATATAATTATCTGATTTTCTCTAAAATCAGTTGGTATCAATTTTCTTATATTAACTTCATCATGATTAATTACACCCGAATTATTATAAAATTGTATATTAGAAAAAGGATTATTATTTTTGTTACAGAAATCAAAATGTAATTTAACAACATGAAAATCATCAGATTTATAGTCGGGAAAATTATCAGATAAATAATCATTAGCTAATTCTATATCATCCGAACTTATATCAAATATTTTCTTATAGAGATTTCGTTTAGTAATTCTATTTAATAAATGTCTACAATTATCTAGTGATTTATCTGGATTATATTTGATTCTAGTTAAAATTGTATCATCTAAATCCAAAAAATCCTCAGTGTTGATTATCGAACCAAAGTTGTAAACGTCATTTGCTTCTAATAAAGTATCCGCTATCATTAATTCTATAGATTTTACTGTTTTATGATTGTATATTTCACGGTGAAATTTATATCTTGTAAAATATAAATCATAAATATCATTGGCTACCGTATGATGATAATAAATTTTACTATCAATTAATTTAGTCTTATTATATAATCTCTGATAATTAAAATTATAGTTAAATCCTATATAATATGGGTCTCTAACTAAATAATCAAATTTGTCAACATCTATTGAATTTACTTTATTAGCTATAATCTGAGAAGTATAATCTTCAGTATTAATCTCAGGTTCTATAGCATTTTTTATAAAATCTATATCATATCCGTTAAAATTTTTTAATTTTAAACTTTTAATCACATTTTCCAAAATATTACAGGACCTTTTCTCATGTTCTAAGAAATTGTTTCCACATATTTTTGGTAAAACAATGTTATCAAAAACGTGTGAGAAAGGTCCATGTCCAATGTCGTGATATAATCCTGCAATTTTTAGATTTCGTATTATTTTTTTTTTTGAGTCATTTAATCTTATATCCGAATTTTCATATATGCTTTTAACATAACTTTCAGCCAAACAAGCCACTCCTAAACTATGACTAAATCTATTATGAGTGGCTCCTGGAAATACATGGTCCAGACTACCTAATTGTTTAATATTTTTAAGTCTTTTAAACTCTGTAGTATCTATAAATTGATATTCTTCTAAAGAAAATTTTAGATAGGAATCATATATTGGATCTTTTATATATTTAAACATGATTTATTTGTATTAAATTTCATGTTTAAATATCAAATTAATTTATAATTTAACAAGATGGAGGTCTGAGTCCCCAAAAATTATTAGGCATTTTATTCTCTTCTGGATATCCAGAATCTCTCAGAACTTGCTCCTGTGTTCTTACAGGTAATTCAAAACCACCTTTATAAAAATTTGGTGAATCTCTAGATACTGTTAATGGTGTTTGTTGGTAGGTTAACATTCTAAATGGTATTCCATTACCTAATTCTATTGTATGGATTTTTGAATTTTTATCACCACATATTTTGATATGACACACTGGTTTAACATATACAGAACCTAATCCTATATAATATGAGTTAGGATATCTTAATTTGAATTCAAATTTACCATTAGAAGTTTTAACTAAACCTCTATTTTGCGTATTTTCATAAGCTATATTAGGATTAGGATATGGTAAACCGGAACCACTATAACTAGAACAATAAGTTGGTGGATTGGGTGCCCAATACATTATATTAGAATTTCCTAAAGAATTCATCGTTCCTTTTACGGTGTATTCACCATCTCCTGAATCTAAAACAAGCCCTTCACAAGATATTTCCTTAGAATAATTTTTTTTCCAAATATCACACATTATAATATATATAGATAATATTTTAGAAATAACTATAATATTAAATATTGATTACATATTAAATGCATCAGGGTCACCCCCACCCAATAATCTACCACCACCTGGGTGAGATAATCTAGGAATAAATTCTCCTTGAATTTTTGAATCTATATGATTATAATAATTAAATAAATCATTATTTTTAGCACAACAATTATAAGGTTGGTCTATAGTATTTCTATTTTGTTTGCTACTACTGTATACTCTTCCTTGACCTAGACCACTCACATTATTTATTTTTTGTATACAACTGTTTTTATTACATACTTTCATTGTTTTCTCATCTAAAGCAGTAACTGTGCAAGGACTACAACAATTTTTTTGACAAGCATACGCACGATTCATATCCATTAATTTTTGTGCACTATGAGTTAAATATTGTCTATATTGAAAAGAAGTAGTCATATTTTGATTATTTTTCATTAAATTGTTGACTTGGCAATTTGGCCTATAATCTGTAAAATGTCTTCCATCACTCATCATGGGAGGGCATTTAAAATATTTATTATTACTAGTTTTATAACATGAACTCATTATACTATATTAGAATATTTTTTTCTATAAAAATTAAATTATAACAAAATATTATTGTCTAATAATTTAGTTATTAATAATTGTTTTGTACCTCGTACTGAAATAGAATTTGTTCTACAAACCTGTTTTAAATCTTTGAGTGTGTATTTTTTTAAATAATTTTCAATTTTTGAATCTAAATCAGTTATGTCTAATTCAGTTTGATTATTATTTGATTTATCAGCTTCTGTATCAGAAATTTGACTTTCTTCTAAATTATCTATTTCTGTTCCAGATTGATTTTTATTGTTACTTGATTTATCAGCTTCTGTATCAGAAATTTGACTTTCTTCTAAATTATTTACTTCTGTTCCAGATTGATTTTGATTGTTATCTAATTCTGTATCAGATTGATTGTTACTAATGTTATCCAATTCTGTTTCAGATTGATTGTTACTAAAATTATCTAATTTTATATCAGATTGATTTTGATTATTCTCTAAGTTATTTGTTTTAAATTTAGATATATTTTGATTGTTATTTATATTAGAAATCTCTGATTCAGATGTTAGAGAGTTTTTTTCAGAATTAACTAATTCTGTTTTATTATGGTCTAAATTATTTATTTGTTCTCTTATATTATCTAATGAAACAGAAGAATTACTTATAATATCATTATTATTATTTAATGAAACAGAAGAATTACTTATAATATCATTATTATTATTATCTAATTTCTTTAATTCTTCTTCATATTGCCTTATTTCTTCTTCTATTTCTTTTGTATCATTTGATGATACTTCATAGTTTAATACATTTTCTATCTCTTCTTTTTTGGTAACATTAATAGGTTTTTGCACAATATGATTTTGAACCAATGGCTCTTTATTTTGAATATAATTTTTTTTTGGATAAGAAATTGTCCTTAATTCTTTAATATTATCAATTAATTCATATAATATCGAATTATTTTTTTTTATTTCTAGATAGTTTACTACAAATGTTAAAAAAATTAGTGCAACAATAATAATTGTACTTGTATTAACCATTATTAATTAATTAATAAAATAATTTTAAAATATAAACACATGTGCTATATTTATTATATAATAATATATATACATATATATGAATTCATTATATAAAATAAAAATTTCAGATGAATATATTCATTTAATGAATGATTTAATCAAAATAGTTTCAATTTTACTAATATTGAATTTATTACTTTATTTAGACGGGTTAAGTGAGAATTTAATAAATTTAAGATATTTAAGAATATCTTTTTTGATTATTGTTTCATTTATTACTTATTGGTTAATCGTTAACAAGCTTGTGATATTTACAGAAAAATAACATTATTTATATATATTTTTCTTAAGTTCTAATATTTTATCTGTAATAGAATCATTATATTTACAATTATAATATTCTATATTTATCCAAAATAAAGAATAATCAATTATTTTATTTAATTCTTTTAAATTTTTAGGTTCTTGTTTTATTATAAACCAAGCTCTTCTATTAAAAGTATCATCTGATTCAAATTGATTTTTTTTCAAAAATAGGGATATTCCATTATAACTAATTTCCATTTATTTCTTATACTTTTAAATAATTTTTGTCAAATTTATTTAAAAGTTAAAATATTTAAAGACAATACAATACATTATATCATAATCATAATGGAAATTGAAACTAATGAAAAAAAATGCGCTTTTGATGCGGATATTCAACAATTAATGCATTTAATTGTTCATACTTTTTATAGTAATAGAGATATTTTTTTGAGAGAATTAATATCCAATTCATCTGATGCATTAGATAAAATACGTTATGAAAATCTTCAAAACAATGAATCCAATAACGAAGATTATAAAATCAATATGAAAATTGATAGAGAGAATAAATTATTGACTATAGAAGATACAGGGCTAGGTATGTCCGAAGAAGATTTATTAAATAATTTAGGCACTATAGCCAGGTCAGGGACTAAAAATTTTTTAAAAACCCTTGAATCTAAAAATGATTTAAATTTAATAGGTCAATTTGGTGTAGGTTTTTATTCAGTATTTTTAGTAGCAGAAAAAGTTATTGTTAATACAAAAAAAGACAAAAATATTGGATTTTCATGGATAAGTGATGGTAATGGGGAATATATTATAAAAGAAAATCTTGAAAAAAAAGATAGAGGGACATCTATAACTATTTTTGTAAAAGAAGATGCATTAAATTATTTAGAAGAAGGTAAAATTAAAGAAATAATTAAACAGCATTCACAATATATTACGTATCCTATTAATTTACTTGTTACAAAAACAAGAGAAATTGAAAATACTGAAGAAGGTGTAGATGATGAAAATACTGCTAATAAAGAAGGTTTAGTAGAGGATGTTGAAGAATCTGAAGAAAAAAAAATTAGGAATAAAATTACGGAAACTTATGAAGAATGGGAAAAACTTAATGAACAAGAACCAATATGGATTAAATCTTCAGACCAAGTATCTTTAGAAGAATACAATAAATTTTATAAAAATTTATCCAATGATTTTGATGATTGTTTACGATATAAACATTTCAAAGTTGAAGGAAATATAGATGTTAAAGGTGTTTTGTTTATACCTAAAAGAGCCCCTATGGATATGTTTCAAACAAATAATAATAATAAAAATAAGATAAAATTATATGTTAAACGAGTATTTATCTGTGATGATTGTCCCGAACTTATACCAGATTATATGAATTTTGTTACTGGTATTATAGATTCAGATGATTTACCATTAACTGTTTCTAGAGAAATGTTACAAGAAAATAAAACAATTAATTTAATCAGAAAATCAGTTACTAAACAAGTTTTAAATACATTAGAGTCTTTATCTGAATCTGAAGAAGATTACAATAATTTTTATAAAGAATTTTCAAAAAATATTAAATTAGGCATACATGAAGATGAAAAAAACAGAAATAGATTAACTAAATTATTAAGATTTAACAGTTTAAAAAAAGTTGACAAATTATTAAGTTTAGATGATTATATTTCTAATATGAAAGAAAATCAGCCTGGAATCTATTACATAACAGGTGAAAGTATTAGTAAAGTAATTAATTCACCCTTTTTAGAAAAACTTAAAAACAAAGATTATAATGTTCTGTTTTTGACAGATGCCATTGACGAATATATGTTACAATATTTAACTGAATATGAAAATAAGAAATTATTATCAGTAACAAAAGTTAATTTGGAGTTAGGAGAAACTGAAGAAGAAAAGAAAAATTTAGAAACGATAAGTAAAGATTTTGAACCATTGTGTTTAAAAATTAAGGAAGTATTAAAAACAAATATTGAAAATGTAAGTATATCTAATAGAATTACTAATGCCCCATGTTGTTTAGTTACAGCTGAATTCGGTTGGTCAGCAAATATGGAAAGAATTATGAAGGCTCAGACTCTAGGAAATAGTCAAATGTCACAATTTATGTCACCTAAAAAAACGTTCGAATTAAATCCAAATCATAATATGATCATTTCATTAAATAATATTTTAAAAAGTAATAATGAAAATACAAATAGATTAATAGAATACTACATTAATATATTATATAATTCATCTATACTTGATTCCGGATTTTCATTAGATAATCCAAGAGATTTTTCAGAAAATATATATAAAATGATGGATAGTTCTTTAGAAAATTTATTGAAAAATGAAACTAATTCAGAACAATTAAATAATTTAAATGCATCTAAAGACACTTTCGATGGAACAACCGAAAATTTAAATATATCTGAAGAGACTTCTAATGGAACAACAGAAAATTTAAATGTATCTGAAGAGACTTCTAACGAAAATTTAAATGCATCTGAAGAGACTTCCGATGGAACAACCGAAAATTTAAATGCATCTGAAGAGACTTCCGATGGAACAACCGAAAATTTAAATGCATCTGAAGAGACTTCCGATGGAACAACAGAAAATTTAAATGCATCTGAAGAGACTTCCGGTGGAACAACAGAAAATTTAAATGCATCTGAATAATGATTTAATTGATATTTAATCCTTTATTAAAAAATAATTTATTTTATATTTAAAATATAAAATAAATAATAGTTTGATATAAAAATTTTAGTTGGAGTAGGCAAGACCTCCCATACCACTCATAATTCTCAATACATTATAGTTTGTAGCGTATACTTTAACTTTGGCAGAGACATTCTTAGTATTTCCGTTTGCATCTACATCTTCAAATGTATTTTGTGATAAGGTTAAGTTCAATGAAACATTATCGATTCTTGACATATTGCATGTTCCAGATGGTTGGTGTTCTTCAGGTTTTAATCCAAATGAATACACATTTATTCCTAAAGCTGGAACATTGGTATGATGTTGATATGGTTGAACATAGTTAAAATAACTACCCTCTCGTTCAGCAAATCTATCATGTCCATTTAATTGTAATTTAGCTTTTTCAGTTGGATTATTACCAACTACATCGACTCTACCTAATAAATCTTCTCCTATAATAGTATTTCCAACTTCATTTAAAGTGCCTAATTCTGTAGGTTCAAACATACCTAATTCATTATCAACAGTATTAACTGGTATATTTGTTCCTAAATTAGAATCAATTAAACCTCCACCTAATTCATCTTGCGTATTTCCTGTTAAAAATGTATTGTCTACAATGTCTGAGAAATTACTCCATTGATTTCTATCTTCGTTTTTCTTTGAGTGAACAACCCAAACAAGTTCTTTAACTGGATGATTAAAATTGAGTTTTATTTTAGTGTTTCTTGATGATACTGTTTCATCACCAGTATGTTGTAATTGTTCTATTAAATACTCATGTGAAACTTGGGCAAATCTACGTCTTTCATCAGTATCTAAGTATATGTAGTCTACCCACAAACTTGCTGATTGCATAGGAACGGGTTCACCAGAATTAGGAACTGCGGGCCAATTGCCATTTCTTGAGTCATTACCTCTTGGCTTACTTAAAGTCAAATTAGACCAAGAATCAAATTCTAAGTTAATTTTAACTTCATGATATTGAAGTGCAATTAATGGTAAAGCTAATCCAGGATTTTTGCAAAACCAAAACTGAAGTGGAATATATAAAGTTGTTGATTGTTTGCTTTGTTCTCCTTGAACTGGATAAACTAAAGCTGGAGCATTTCCTACCATTCTAGCATATCCAGATTGTAAACCAGGTTGTTGTGATAATTCATTCCATATATGTAACCAATCTCCATAATGTTTATCTATACGTTGTCCTCCAATTTCTACTTCTGCTGATTTAATTAATTTATGACCGACCCAATTTATCCAATGAAAATCTCTATTTTCTTCATTAACGGCAATTTCAGGTAATTGAACCTGTAAATAAACTCTATGAATTAAATCACCATTTCTTGAAATAGTACATGTCACCTTTCTGCCCCAATCTGGAGTTCCATTAAATGTTTGTTCAATTGATTCCATGGAAAAATTTGTGTGTCTTCTATATACAACTTTGAAGAAAGTTATTTGAGGATTACCTGTAAGATATATATCTTGAGCGCCATAGGCTACTAATTGCATTAAACCACCACCCATTTATAATTATAATATATAAACAGAAAATAATTTTTCAAAAACGCAAATAATTCTAAATAATATAATTTTTAAATATATATTATTAATATAGTATCAATATTGCTTATGTTACTAATTTAAGGTTATTTTTAATAAATATTTCAATATAATTATCCATACTTATGTTATCATCTATATTATTTTTTGATTTTATAAATTCAAATTTATTATTATACGATTTAACTGTCCATCCATCTAATACTGCGTTATATATAAAAAACATTTTATATAGGTCATTAGTAGTAATATTATTAACCATTTAATATTATATTATTATATTAATCATAATTTTATTTTACGAATATTATTTAAAGAATATTTTTAAATAATATATTATGAAATCATTTAAAGTTAATATTACAATTGATGATGATTTAAATAAAAATTTAAAAAAGTTTAAAACTGAAAAGCAGGAATTACCAAAGTTGAAAAAAAAATTAGAAAAAATGCATACACAGTATAATATTTATGTAAAATCTTTATCTAAACAATTTTCAGATAAAATTCTAGAAGACAAATTAGTTTTAGAAGAAAATATAGAAAATTTAAAAAAAAAAATAAGTGATATAGAAAATAATGTAAATATAAATAATTATTTATTAAAAAATAACCACGCTTTATATAATTATTATGATAATTCTAAGGAACAATTTAAAAATTCAGATCCTGGGTCAATATTAAAATATTTCAACTGTAATAAAAAACAAATAAGTGAAAAATATAATAAATCTAATATTTTAAACAAATATTTTAATAAAATAGACAATGATAATTTAACATCTAATATTTATGAAATTTGTGAAATCTGTAATGTAGAAAAAACTTTATATGAAAATGATGGGACTATCGTTTGTGGAAACTGTGGAATTCAGAAAACTGTAATATTTGATATAGATAGACCATCATTCAAAGAACCACCTAAAGAAATTAGTTATTTTGCTTACAAAAGAATAAATCATTTTAACGAATGGTTAGCACAATTACAAGCAAAAGAAAGCACTGATATACCTAAAGAAATTTATGAATTAATAAAAAAAGAATTACAAAAAGAAAAATATTTAGATATTACTAATCTAAAAGTCACTAAATTAAGAGATATATTAAAAAAATTAGGATATAATAAATTTTATGAACATGTTCCTCATATAATTAATAGATTAAGTGGTATTTCTCCCCCAGTTATTCATAGAGATATTGAAATTAAACTAAGATTGATGTTTAAACAAATTCAAGAACCTTGGATAAGACATTGTCCTAATAATAGAAGTAATTTTCTTTCTTATTCTTATGTTTTATATAAATTTTTACAATTATTAGAAATTGATGAGTTATTGAAAGAATTCAATTTATTAAAATCTAGAGAAAAATTAGCAGAACAAGATAAATTATGGAAATTAATTTGTAAAGATTTAAAATGGGAATTTATAAAAACAATTTAATTTAATTTATTTTTTTTAAATTAAAATGTTTAAGCTAATTTAGGAAATCCACTGAGATTTGCACCTATACCAAATCCAGTACCTTGTCTTGCTGCTCCACTTATGCTTGGGGCATACATATCTAATACAGCAAAAGTAGCAGCAGCGGTTATAGCTATCATTGCTACTTCTTCTAAATTCATTTTTCTTTTAGGGATATAATAGGCAGCGATTGCAACAGCCCCTCCTTCAATTAAATATTTAACAGCTCTTTTTAAAACTTCTTGAATATCAAATGCGGATTGCAATTCTGTTATTTCTCTCTGAACTCTTTCCATTTATATATTATAAATAGAAAATTATTTTATATATTTTTTACTTAAAGATTTATTAATTTAAATATTTATAATGACTTTAGAAAAAGATTTTTTAGAAAATGACCCCCCGATCAGAGGACAAAATTACGTATGTTTATCATTTGTATCTCCTGATAAAATTTTAGAAAATAAAAATTTGTTTTTAGTAAAAAAATATTTAGAAGATTTGGTTAGTGAAAAAAATATTAATCTAGATAAAGAATATTTAGATAATATCGCTGATAAATACGAAGATTTTTTATATAATAACAGAGAAAGATATTCTAGAGAATTTGATGAAAAAAATGATTTTAATACATCTGTAAGAGGTGTTAAAGTTAGAGGTGTATATGATACGATTCAAGAAGCAGAAACAAGAGCTAAACAATTTCAATCTATGGATAAATATTTTAATGTTTTTGTAGGACAAGTGGGATATTGGCTTCCTTGGGACCCTAATCCTGATAGTATAGAAAATCAAGAATATGGAGAAAAAGACCTAAATGAACTGGTTAAGAAATATCAAGAAAATAAAGATGCAAAGGATAAACATTTTAGAGAAAATGTTGATCATGTAAAAAATGAGGCTCAAAAAAAAATAGAAACATCTAATGAAAATGAAAATGAAAATGAAAATTCTATAGAAAAAACATTAAATGAAAAAGATCCATGGCTTAAACAAAAAGAAAATCAATCTGAATAGATTACAATGGAAAAACTCTATCTGTTTTATTAATTTCATTTTTATCGACAATATATTTTTTAAATATAGAACTTTTTATTTGTTCTGAAGGAATACATCTAAATGCTTTTTTAACACCATAGACATAATCATTAAACGTTATATTATCTATTTCATCAATTTCGTAATTTATCCATTTTTTAATCAAATTATATAATCTGCCTTTTTTAGGAAAATTATCTATATTAATTAAATTTCTAGATAATATATATAAATCTAAAGAAGAATTATAATTTTCACTGTATTTACCCTTATTATTAATTCTATTATTATAGTATTGCCCAAAAGCGTCTCCATTAACTGAAAAACAGTAATTATTTGATTTAAAATTATTAAAATTATATGAGGCTCTTCCCCAATCTATTATTTTAATAATTTTATTATATGTAGGAACTTTATAATATATGTTATTATATTTATAATATAAATATTCGTTTTTAGTATAATTACACATTATATTAGATAGATGTAGGTCATTATGATGTAAGTTAAAATATTTTTGCATAATAGATAATGCACATATAATTTGAAATAAATATGAAGTCCATTCTTCTTCAGGTATATATAATTTAGTTTCTATATAATCATATAAATCAATTTTTAATTTTTCTAAGTAAATTAGTATACATGGTAAATTTTTTTTTTCTAAATAATATTTGTTTTGATTTTTAAAAACTTTAATATTTTTTTTTTCTAAAATATCTAGATTAATATCTAACCATTCTTTAGAAATTTCAAAAGTAAATTTATTCATTTCAACATAGTTAGATCCATAAAATAAAGAAAAATGTGGGGATATATTCTTTTCAACTAATTTTGATGTTATATACGAACAAAATAATTCTATATTTGCAGAACTATCTTTACTATTTAAATAGTCCATTACAATACTTTTCTTAAAAGTATAATTATAATTTTCTAAATCTAGTAGATCTATATTTAATAATTGTAAATTGAATAGTGGTGATTCTTTTATAAAAATAGTTTTATATTTATATTTTGTTTTGGATTTAATTACACATTTATAAATACTACCATTGATATTAATATTTTTTTTTTTTTTAATAATTTTAATTATTGAATTCTCATTATTTAATGTTTTATAAGTTAGATTATTTTCTGAAAAAAGTTTTAATATGCAATTATAATTTGATATTTTATTTACAGGTAGTTTTTTTTTAATCTTTGTTAAACTAAGATTTTTATTAATAGGTTTAAGTCCTAAATAATTATATATTTCAGTCATTTAAATAAATAAATTAATTTATTTATTTGTTTAAACCTATCTATAATATATATTGTAATGCAAAACTCAGAATATTTAGAAAAAAAAGCTATATCAATAAATAATTATTTATATTCAAATATAAATCTAGATATTTTTGTAGGTAATACTATAGGTAATAGATGTCATATGCAAGATTTTTATTATATTGATGAATATAAAGAATTAATTATTATATCTTTAGCTGATGGACATGGTGGAAGTGATATTTCAAATAACTTAAGTAAAAATTTAAATATATTATATGATATAGTTTTATTATTCGACGATAAATTGGTATCTAAAAAAATATTTGAAAAAAAAATAAATAAATTTTTTTTATATTTAGATAATAAGTTTAAAAAATTTAAAAATCAAGGTAGCACATTGTCTATTGTAATTTTATCAACAAAATATATTTATCATATAAATTTGGGTGATTCAAACATGGTATATGTAAAAAATAATAGTATAATACATAATAGTATAATACATAGACCTAATAATAAAAGTGAGTCCTTAAGAATAAAAAAATCATATGATATAACTAATAATAGAATAGATAGTTCTTTATCTTTTTCCAGATCTATAGGTGATTATAAATATAAAATTTATAATGATAAATATGATGGAATCTTGTCTGCTATATCAGTCATACCTTCTATAAATTATTTTAATAGATTATCTGATTCCTATATAATATTTTCAACTGATGGATTTCATGATTTTATTGATATAAATAATGTTATAAATATATTAAATAAACATACTATTGATAATCAAATTATAAATAAATTAATCAATTATACAATTCAAAAAGGTAGTAATGATAATATAACACTTATAATTATTAAAATTAAATAAAATCTCATTTAAATATTATAGACAGAAAACCTATAAAATTATAGTTAAAATTGTGTTTTGCGTCAAGGTAGTATGATTTAAAATATACTTAATATTAATATGTCTTCATTAGATTTAAAAAAATTCGATATGAATATGATTTCTGATGATAAAGTAGTTGTTCTTATAGGTAAACGTGAAACAGGAAAAAGTTTTCTTGTTAAAGATTTACTTTATTATCATAAAAATGTTCCTGTTGGAACAGTTATATCTGGAACTGAGGGTGCAAACGCGTTCTACTCTAAAATAATGCCAAGTATATTTATTCACGGTGAATACAAACCTGAAATTATTTCAAATGTTTTAAAAAGACAAAAAAAAGTTGTCTCAAGTATTAATAAAGAAGTAGAAGAAACTGGAAACTCTAATATTGACCCAAGAGCTTTTCTTATATTAGATGATTGTTTATATGATAAATCTTGGGTTAATAATAAAAATATTCGCTCACTCTTTATGAATGGTAGACATTATAAAATAATGTTTTTAATAACAATGCAATATGCATTAGGTATTCCACCTAATTTAAGAACAAATATTGATTTTGTTTTTTTACTCAGAGAAAATTATATGTCTAATAGAAAAAGACTATATGAACAATATGCCGGAATGTTTCCATCATTTGATTTTTTTTGTCAAGTTATGGATCAATGCACCGAAGATTTTGAATGTTTAGTTATAAATAATAATGCTAAAAGTAATAAATTAGAAGACCAGGTCTTTTGGTATAAAGCGGACCCTCATGATGATTTTCAGATAGGTGCAAGTGAATTTTGGCAATATCATAGTCAAAATTATAATCCAAATTTTGATAATGATGAAAATGAAATTTCACTCAGCGAAATCAGAGCTAAAAAAGGACCTATTATAAACGTAAAAAAACAATATTAAAATTCAGGACTACCCGTTAAAATTTCTTGAACATTAACATCAAAAGTTTTTATATAATTATTAAGATAAAGTAATATTAATGAATATAGTATAATTCTAAAATATGTTTTAATATAATATGACTTATCATAAACAGTTTTATTAATATTATTAGTAATATAAATATATAAGGTAATTGTCAAACAAAGAACATTTGCCAATATAATTGATTTATACATAATATATATATATATATATATATATATATATTATTAATAAACAAACACACTAATAATTAATTGCATCAGTAAAAAAATTAAAATTAGATCTGGTTTCTGATTTATCATTTTCCAAAGCTAGACTATTTAATTC